TCCCGCCCGTCCAGCTTCCGAGCTTTATAAGTTGACCCCATCCGAAATGTCGAAATAGGCCGGTGCTTATTTCAACGACAATATGTATGTAGTTGTCATCTTCGAAAAAGTGGTACGCCTGGTACGGCCCAGTCATAATATTGACATAACGGTTAGTCGTTATTGTGTTGCTTGTGAATTCATACCCCACCTGCGCCGTGCCCACCTGATCGACCGGTGACGCGATGTCCTGAATAATCCCAAGGCCAAGGTTGTTCGTGTCCCATGAAACAAAAATTTTAGCGCTTACGCCCGCTTTACTCCATATCGCGCGGTTGCTTCCGCCGGGTGCCAAATCCGCGGTCCATCCCGGCGTACCAGTCAAGAACGTATTCAGCTTCGCCATTAGGTCGCTTGGACCCGTCGCAGTGCCTGTTTCATAACTCATAATTATTCGTCCTTTACCGCCATAAATGTCCACGGGTCGGTTCTGTGAACATTTTGAAAAACAAGGTACCGCTGTTCCGGACTGACGCCGGTATCAAATATTTCGTCTTCAGCGGTAACGCCGCCCGATCCGCTCAACCAGAACAACCCGCTTATTTCACCAAGCATTTGCTGCGAAGGGCTAGACCAGATTATTGTTAAGGGGAACATCGGTGATATATCGTCCGGACTTCCCGGTGTTTTCGCCAGTAACGCCGACGTGGTGCCGCCCGCTGTAGTGGCATAATATTTATCTCTGAATTCGCGCTGCGGGTTTGGTATGCGCCCATCAACGGGCCAGTTAGACGGAGTATAACCGACCAAGGGCCAAACACCGCGCGCCGTTAATGCCACGGCCGTTGATGTACCACTGAAATTCTTTATCGGGTACCACTGACCGTCAACAAATCGCAGGAACATGGACGACGTCCAAGCCGACGGCGTGAATTCAGTAGCGTTTCCTGCCGGGTCCGCGCCTGTAGAAAAGTCAAGGGAATTGTTGTTGAACGCATATAGCGGGTTATGCGAACTACCCATGACCATTAGCGGGTATGGATACTCGCTTTCAGTGGCGAACGTATCAAGGAATCCAGCGTGCAACCACTGATACGCTGTTCCCGTTTTGATAACCATGATAACGCGTCGTTCGTTGGCCCATATCCAATATGTCATCGTCGTGTTTTGCAAGGGAATATAAACAGGGTTGCTTGCGTCGGGCTGATCTTCAAAAGCTATGCTGCCCTCCGGGCTTCCCGGGTCAAACCCGGTAAACCCTCTCAGTTCCAAGCCAAATATAGACGCCGCGGGTGTTTCATAACTCTTGAACCCGAAATACAGCTTGCGTTCGGGACTGCCGCCGTTGCTTGCGTCACCCTCGAAAATCATTTCCGACGTGTTCGGTGAATTGGCGCCAACCGGGCTTGTCGAAGTATCGCGCACCGTCAACCACGACAGTGTCGGCGAAACTCCCGTGATGAAATCGCGGAAGTCTGTCATTAAATCCAGATAATTATCTGCTGTACCTGTAATTTTTGCCATTAGCTTAATGCCCTTCTGACTGAATCGGGGTTCTGCCCTATCACGTTAAGGATAGCTTTCTGCCCCTGTGCGCTTTCCATTGCCGCCGGAATAGCCGACGGGTCGGTAATATTAATGATTTCAACGGGTACGTTAACGTTCGGCGCAGCACCTGCACCCTGACGAAGTTCCCTGTTCGACGTGACTTGTCCGGCTTCACGCGGTACGAATGCTTCCTGCCCACGTTCGCCAACCATTGACGCTTGACCGGCAACCAACGGGCCGCCAGTCTGGCGACCGGTGAATGCACCTGCGAAGGCTGACAACAAGCCGCCCCCTGCACCGCCACCAGCACCGCCAGTAAGAGCCCCAAATATACCGGAAAGTATCTGCTGACTCAAGGCCTCAGCCGCCATTCGGCGCAATGCGTCGGCGAAATTCGATACCAGCCCGGAAATTCCTTCGTCGAACGGATCAAACAGGAAGTCTGCGAAGGCTGTTTGAATGTTGCGCGCCGCCTGTATGCTGGTCTGTTCAAGGAATCCGGCAAGCTCGCTGCTGGCGCCGGTCGCGTCCTTCAGCTTGGCGGCCGACTCTTCGACTGACCGGTTGAAGGTTTCCTGCGAAATAAACCCGCCTTCCAGCAGTGCGGCCAGATTATTGACCGTGTTTGCGTACTCTTCGGCCGGTGTCAGCGCCGCCTCGGTGATCCGGGCACCTTCGGCAAGCATTGCATTGTATGCCTGCCCTTCGGGCGTAGCGGCGGCGTACGTCGCGCCCGCGGCGTTCAGTGCGGCGTTGAACTGTTCCTGCGTGATTCGGTCCGTTATCAGCAATTCGTCAAGTTTGGCCAGTTCCTGTTCATACACAAACAACGGGTCAACCTGCCGGCGGACACTATCGGCAAGTTTATCAAGGCTGTCTGAAAGCTTCTGCGCTTCGGCCGCGGCGGCCGGGTCAATGATCTGGGCACCGCCGCCGGTCGGCGCGATGTCTAAGTCAAGCTGGCTTGCCTCTTCAAACAAGCGCTTGCGGTCTTCGAACTGCTCGCGTTCGTCGTTCAGAAAGTCTGTGATGGAAAGCAGCTCTGCTTCCAGCTCGCGTTCAATGTTGACGCGCTCGTTTGCCGCGGCTTCTGCAACCGAATCGTCGCCGATTATCGTCGCAATGGTTCCGACGATGGTATTTTGTAACTGGTCGAAACGATTATCAAGGGTCGTCAGTGACAGCGTGCCGGCGCGCACCAACTGCGTGAACGAAAACGCTAGGTCTTCGATACTGTCCACGTCGCTGTCGATCTCTTGTGCAAGGGAAATGAAGCCGTTCGCAAGGTTGCCAGTGACGCCAAGCGTTTGGTCAAGGCGTCCCACCAACCGAATAAAACTGTTCTCTAACACCGTCAGCGACTGACTGACCGTCGCATCCAACTGGCCAAACTCGGCATTCAACACAGCGGCCTGACTCTGAAGCGCGCCAAATACCTTGTCCGCCGTCAGTTCACCTTCGGCGCCAAGCTCGCGAAGCTTGCCAATGGGTACGTCCAGACCGTCGGCGATTGCCTGCGCAAGCCGCGGCGTCTGTTCCAGCACGGACCGCAGTTCGTCGCCGCGCAGCGCGCCGGATGCCAAACCCTGCCCCAACTGCACAATTGCGGCGTTGGCCGAATCGGCGGATACGCCGGAAATCGTTATTGCCTTGGAAACCGCTTCGGTGACGTCAAGCACTTCTTTCGTGCTTTTGCCCAGTGCATCACTTGCCCGGGCGACCCGCTGATACAGTTCCGCGGTCGACTCGAAGCTTACCCGGGCATTCTGTGAGATTGCAAAGAGATTTTCGGTAACCGCTGTCAGCTCTTCAGTGCTGTCTGTAACGAGTTTTAAGCGATTCGAAAGTTGGGTGTAGGCGTCGCCCGCCTGAATGATTTTGACGACGCTGAACGCGCCTGCAAGCACGCCCGCAAGCTGTCCAAGGGCGCGGCCGGAAGCGTTGACATTCTTTATCGCCTTATCTTGGCGCCGGAAGCCCTGTTCTGACTCGCCGGTTTTGCGCCGGATGTCGTCAAGCGAACGTGTGACGGTCCGGGCGCCACGTCGGGCGCCTGAACCATCAATTTCAACTTCAAGTCTTGCCATGCTCAGCGTACCACTTCAGGTAGACATTATCGAGTTTGCCGACGTAAAAGGCCAAGTCGGCCAGATCGTCGTCGCGGAAACGGTGTATCGCCGCAAAGGCAATCATTTCCGCGTACCGTATGCCGAACGGGCCCCCCATTGACCACTCGCGGGACCTGTCCAAGCTTGTGAATCCATTCCAATAGTCTAACAGATGTGGCAGCACTTCGGGACGCTTTGCCAATGCAGACGGCATTTTTCCCGTTTTTTCGTAAATCTGCTGATACTTGCCAAGGAACTTGCCGTATTCAAGGTTCCATTCCAAGGCATTAATCAGTTTTTTTCGCCGTCCTCGAGTTCCTGTGCCTTGTATGTTTCCATACTGCCGGCGATTTCAAGTACCAGTTTGCGGAAGTCGCGAACGTGCAGGTATTCCTTTGCCTTTTCAATGGAATACGGTACGTCGTCGTCGCCTTCGGTGACGCCTTCCCAGCCAATCAGGACGGTTCGTGCTTCGACGTCGATCATAATTTCAAGGCTTGATTCGTTGTCCATAACCTGCCGCTTGTGCGGCTTCATGGCGCCGCGCAGTGCTTCGCTGTACCGGTCGTTATACAAGCGCGCAACGCAAAGCGTTGTTCCGTCGCCGATTTCCACCCATACGCCGTTCAGCTCCAATTCTTTATCGGTCGAAAACTGGTCCAAAATGTTCATTCTATACGCTCCCGAAAAATGGTGGGGGCCCGATGCCCCCACCGTGTATTACCCAGCTATTATGCAGTGCCAGCCGGAATTCTGTTTATGGCAACCATGAAGTCGGACGCCGGGTCACGCTTGGATTCAAATTCAAGCGAAACAATAACGTCTTGATCGTTGCCACCTGCCACGACTTCGCCGCTTGTAAATTTCACGGCTGGGAAGTCAAACACGTACGAATCGCCACCAAGCGTTGCCCGGAACGACACTGACGTTGTCAGGAAGTCCAGATACAAATCGAACAACGCCCTGTTGCGGAAATACGCCTCAATCGTGCCGCTGACGTTCGTCCTGCCTATGCCGATACCACCCAGCGCTAGCGAACCGATACATGGCTGGTCACGCAGGTTGTTTTCGACGGTAAACTGAACGTTTGTAAAGCATGCCGCAAGATCGCTAACACTTTCGCCATTAACCAGAATATCGGTTATATTGTCCACCGCATTCATGACGTCGTCAGTAGAAAGCGACTGCGTTTGACTGCCAATCGACGTACTGCTAGCAATCAATTGCTTGCCTTGGAACGTAAACGAACCGTTGATAATGGCGCCCGGTGCAATGTTTAGGTCCATGGACCCAACGCGCATGCCGGAAAAACGCTGTATCTGTAACGGTGACAGATCAGAAAACAGCTTTTCGATCTGGAAGCTTTTTCGCGTGGTGCCGTTCTTTACAAACTGCCCCCTGATACTTGCGCTAGCGATAGACTCCGCACTTGGCGGCGCCGGACTAACGGTCAGCGCTTCCGGGGAGCCGGCGCCTATCGATACAACTTTGTAAAAACCGTCGTTCGTCGGTGACGCAAGGGAACCTGACAACCGGATAAACTGCCCAGCAACAATGTTCTTGAACGGGTCCGGACTTCCGCCAGTTGTATTCGTCAAAATACCGGTATTGTTTTCCGGTGATGGTAACGAGATATCGATTCCAATACCCGTTTCATTAACTTCGGTCGAAAAATCGTCGTATAGTGCGCCCGCAAATAACGGGTCGTGTGAACCAAACGACAATTCAATCCCTGCGTCACCGCCCGCGCCAACCTGCGTGCGGATAATGTCGGCAACTTGGCGGTCGCTTCGAATTTCTTCAGAAGTGGCCGTTTCGGTATTCTGCGTCAAAGACTCATTTGTAAAACGAAATTCGGACAGCACCAACGGGCTGACAACCGGGATTTCGCCCCACGCGGTTTCTTCAACGAAGAACAACTGTACAGAACTTGAGTCTGACATTTTGTTGAACTCCCTTGTTTAATTTATCAAGGTGTTGGATTTGCAATCAAATCGTCAGCCTGATATGGCGTTGACGCGTTATATTGCACCCATGCACCGTCTATGCCTACGCGTGTTAGTCCCGTTCCCCGGAAAATTACACCATTAACCGTTCGCCCTTGATATATCGCGGCGACGCTGTCCGCAAGTTCCCGGGCTGTTCCGTCACCGCTCCCGGCGGGTACGAAGATTTGCACAAGTACCAAACCCACACGGCGGAATCGACGCAATTTGCCCATGCTGACTTGTGTTTGTGCACCTGAAAGGGTGTTGACGCGCACCCAAGGTTCGTCGTCTGGCGGGTTATACTCGACGTCGCCAAACGAAAAAGGAATACCCGGCTGTGCAACAGGCCATTCAGCGTCAAAACGCTGGCGGATTGTTGCTGCATCGGTTGAATGTCCCATAACTCCCTATTTTAGCAGCTTGATATTCAGGATATCAACCCCGAATCAACGAAATTGGCTTTCTACCTCAACAATTGATATCTGAACGAAGCCTTGCGGCGCCTGCGTGCTGCTACCCTCTTCAAGAAACACAATGTAATCAACGTTGTTGTACAAAATGATTGTTGAAAACGGTTTTACGCTGGCAAGTTCTGCCAGCCCGTCGGCCTCGACCGCGCCGGCTGATCTGATTCCGTTAATTTCTGCGTCGCCCGCGGACGTGTCGACGGCAACCTGCCAGTTGTTTTGTGACCGGCCCGTGTCGACAGGGTTTTTCGCGACGATAAGGCCAAGCAACTGAAACGCTACTTTCCGCAATAACTGCGCATGCTGCTCAAGGGTCAAGTCGTCAAAGCGTCGCAAGTCAAGCTTGAACTTTGCCCCGTTTCGGAATTTGATCCGGGCCATTACACACGCAGTTGAAGTTCGTAGAACGCAATCACCGTGCCGGCCGACTGCGGCCGAACGCGCACAATCTGATAGTCGACGCCGTCTTTAATCAGCCGGTCGCCGCTTTTCGGTGACAAACCGGCGCCCTGTACCAGCGTTGAGAGATCCTGTGTCTGAATTACGCTGTTGTCGATCCGGCCGACGCTGTACGGTTCCGGCGGCGTGGCGATAACGCCTTGATCTGCGAAAGTGTCTGTCGTGTTGCCGGTCGACGCGTCAAACGTCTGTGAAATGGTCCGCAGTACCGCCGGACCGCCAAAGTCAGTGATAAGTCGCGTCGCGACATCTTGTAAACCGTCCAATAATCCGGGCATATCAGTTCCTTGATAATCTACCTACCGCTCCGAATGCGGGGTTTAGGTAGGGCTCAATCCGTTGCATTGCATCCCAGTACTCAATCGTCTGGCGCGCGTCGCCGCCCTCTTCGGGCGTCATGTATTGCACTTCAAGGCTCCCGACCTTTTCCTTACTTGTCTGCCGCCCCAATGGTTTTTGTAGCGTCACAGTCAACCCGCTGTTCGCGTCAATTTGAGCGCGCGCGAGCAGCATTTGAGCATCCTTAACTTCCTGCGGGATTTCGTTTTCTGGGATAAAATACGTATCCTGAAAAGCGAGGGGGACGCCTACCTGATTGAAAAATGGATCGAAAAAATCAACAACTGGTACGCCGCGGCGCGGCCAATCTCCCGACTGAGTTGCATCCACGCGACTCCCCAGCCATCGCAGCCTGTATTTTTGCTGCAAATATCGCCACGCGTTTACTAGGGAGGCGTCTTTGTCGTTATTTACTACCCCCGCCCAAACAGAGTCGTTGATTTCCTTAAAGTAATCGTTAGTTTCTGTCCGCGTAACATACGAATTGGCGCCGGGTACCACCGTTCCATCTTCAACTATTATAGCCATTTATCGCCTCTGCTTTTTGGGCTTGCGTTTTTTTGGCGGCTTATATTTTGCGGCCATCATGATTTGGTTATGTCCATTATAGTCTCAAATTCACCTTTGGCAATAGTGCGTTTTACCAGTGTCACGTCAGTCATTTGTATATCATAGTACAGCGTTTCGGGCGCTATTAACGCGTTGGAATCCGCCAGAAGCGGCGAAAAATCGACAATTCCGGCGCTGGTAGGTGACGCTATGTCGCCAGCTATCGAAAGCAGTTGCGTCCCGTTACCGGGCGAACCGGCTGTTGGGTCCTGCTCAGTATTGACCGTCAGCGTGAAGCTGTAACCATTTATATCAAGCGGCGCTAATTCCGGACTGGCGTTTTCATCTAAAACTTGCACCAGTATACGAATGGCTTTTGTATCGCCTCGCACGTAACAAATTTGCGATGAAAGCGGAAGTGTGCAAGCCATTATATTACCTCAATAAGTGTTACAGTTAAATTTTCTGCGCCCAATGATACTGTCAAACCATCGTCAATTAACGCTACAACCAGTTGCCCTGGAAGTACTGTCACACGCCGAAAAATGGTCGGCTGGTTACCATTATACACTATTTCCGAGAATTGGGCGGTATCGGAATATCCTACCGCTGCGGCGGGTGTTTTTCCGTCGAATAATATTGTGCCGGATTCGGGGATTCCGATAAACGTAACGCCACCAGATACAATACCGGGTTGCTGGCCGTTGAACAGGATGGTGCCGGCCGTTGCCTGCGCGGCGTAGCCGCTCTGCGTGGCGGGTTGCTGGCCATTATATATGACGGTGCCGGCCGTCGCTTGATCTATTACGCCAGTTTGAACGGATGGTTGCTGCCCGTTGTACAGGATGGTTCCCGACGTCGCCTGCTCGACGAATGCTGCACCAGAAACAAAGAGCGGTTGCTGCCCGTTGAATATAATATTGCTTGATGTTGCTTGAACCGTCTGGCCGACCTGTGCCGCCGGCTGTTGGCCATTTAGTATAATGGCTCCCGACGTCGCCTGTGCCGTCTGGCCGACCTGTGCCGCCGGCTGTTGGCCGTTGTACAGTATTGTTCCGGAAGCCGCCTGCTCGACGAATTGTTGTGCCGTTACAAGTGTGGGTTGCTGCCCGTTGTACAGGATGGCGCCGGCCGTAGCGGCCGCTGCCACGCCTTTCTGTAGTGCCGGCTGCTGGCCGTTGTACAGTATTGTTCCGGCCGTAGCCTGTGCCGTCTGGCCGACCTGTGCGGCCGGTTGCTGGCCGTTGTACAGTATTGTTCCGGCCGTAGCCTGTGCCGTCTGGCCGACCTGTGCGGCCGGCTGTTGGCCGTTGAATATAATATTGCTTGACTGAGCGTTATTATTCTCGCCGATATTTAGTGTCGGCTGTGCCCCGGCGAACAGAATAACCCCCGCAAGGGCGGCGCCAATAAACCCCGGCGCGGCTTCGGGCGCCCATAAAAAAGGCGGCTGAATTCTTCTCATGCTGGGATTATGAACTGATAGGGATCATCAGTTAATGAATAACATTCGGCATCTGATAGCTCTCTGTGCCATATTCCAGCTATATAATTAACTCCATTCAGTTCGTTATTGCCGCCATACTGGAGTGTATTTATATTGAAATCATGCGTATTATTACCCGATGGAATCGCGCCAGAATTTGTATCTGTTGACTTGGTATAGTTTATAATTCGCTTAAATTCCTGTACACCATCACATGTAATATATAGAGATAGTTTTTCATTCAGACTGTATGCGCTTAAACCACCAAAAGTGACATCGCTTGGACTTCCATTATGACAAAAAAACTTTACCGTTTGTGATGCACTTGTAGCTACTGCCCAGTATCCATCGCTAAAGCTGTTCCGCCTGCCTATGAACGCATCATTGTTATTTGTTTCTGTTGGAATCCCTCTCCACCATATAGTAAACGCTGTACCTCCTAACCGAGCATCTTCAAGATCGGCATATTCGAGTCCGCCTCCATTGCCAGACACAGTAAGACTGTACCCTTCACTATCTACAGTCCAAGTACCATCATAGTCTTTTGGGAATATATCCTTCACTAGATCTCTGGCCTGTAGACCTTGCACATAATGTAAAATCTTCAAATCTCTAGTTGTAGGATGATCCCAATCAATCTTAACCGGCCCAACAGGCTTCTTGCCCGGTATCAATAAATTCGGTTCACGATAGTACAGGCTGCGAGGGTTAGGAATGGCTTTCGACATTACGCGCTCGGTTTCAGTGTGAGACCTTCGACTTTTACCGTTGCTCCAGCGGAAAATGACATAGTTTGCCCACTGTTATTCTGGAAGGCGAATTTACATTTGCGTATACCGTACATGGAAAATGTAAATTGCTGCGGGTTGTTTACATCGTTCGCGGTAATTTTAAACGAGCCGACATAATGCGCACCCTCTGCCGATGTTGTGGTCGGCGGTATTTCGTCCAGCGTACCATCAACATCCTGCTTAAATAAGTACAGATCGATGGTTGAACCAGCGTCTGGAGCGGCCACAAAAGTATCCGGAATTGATAGGGTCGCAACAGCATCCGGCCACAAATCGGATGAATTATCGAACTCGGTCAACGTTGCATTAGTGCCCGCTACCGTGAAAATCCCATTAGCGACCGTGCCCGTCGTCGTAATTACAGTAAACAGAGTGCCGTCAAAATCAAGAATTGCACCATCTGTACTAGCCATTATGAATCCCTCGCCGCGGCCCAATCTTCACGTGAAATCAGCGTGCCGTGACCCCATAGTACTTCGGCGCGGCTGCCCGGTACTTCAATTAGTGCTAACATGGCCGCATTCATCTCAGTGCGGTCTGCTAGCGCCCAGATACTATCAGAACCCGGTCCCGTTAACTGTGTGCGTAGGTCGGCAGTGACGACCATATTTTCCTCGTTGAACCCGTTAGTTCCAGTCATCCAACGAATCCATTCTTGTTCGTCGATGGACAGGTTGTTATAGGCGTCGAATGTCGTTGTAGATCTGACATCGGCCGTGCTGATTTTCAGTTTATCAACAGTAAAGTCCTTCGCATTGATAATATCAACAACCGCCTGATTAGTGCCTAGCGGGTCATACCCCAACCCAAGCGGATCGGTGTTAACTTCGGTTTTCAGTTCCAGCAAGTCGGCCGGGTCGTTTCTATCGAATGGCATTTGAAACTCCACTGTATTTGGGGCCAGCGCTATTGCCGACCCCTTCACTGCTTTTTTTCGCCGTCACGGCGCCATCTAGCCCTTACTGCTGGTACGCGGTAAACCAACCTTCAGTCGGCGCGTTAATCCTGAAATCAGACGCCACAGAGCTAGGGTCTCCCGGGTCCGGTGATGCCACTTCAAGATCAACATACCACGCGAGCTTTGTCGTTGCGTCATTGACGAATAATCCCGCGGTCGCCGGTTTAACGCATAACAGATATTTCGCTGTGATTGTCACCGACGTACCAAAATTAGCGTCATCACTATCATAGCGCGTGCGCGTTGGACTGCCGGAGACTGTTATCGTTCTGGCAGCCGCATCAATTGGCGCGCCGTCCCCGGCGGTAATTTCGCCGGCGACATCGGTCATGTCGTCATGCGTGAAATCGGGGGTGTATGCGCTGGATGCCAAAACGAACATGAATGCCCCTACTTCCGGTGAATCCCAAGGCTTGCAAGGGGTTGGGGAACCGGCGTCAACGCCCGATAGCCGTTTAATACCATTCGCGTAAAGCTCAGTCGTTCCGACAGTCATTTTGAATATACTCCATTATTAAATACGGTGATCTTAATACAAGTTTAAGTATAGCATATTACAGTAGAACTTCGTAAAAATTAAATTCGATCGAATACCTAATCGCGCCGTTCGACAGGTTGTCCACGTGCACAAGGTAGTCGTGTTTCGGCCCAAGTACAAATTCTCGCCCAGCAGCCTGATTTAAGACTTCACCACCTGATCCGATAGGGATAAATCTTTGCAGGGCGGGGTTTCCGCCGTCGTCGTCGATGTCTACGTCCATGAAAAATGTGCATTCTGGCACACGAATGCCAGTAAGGGGCAGGGCATGGTTAGTGATGTCCATCTCTGTCGCGCTAAACGGGCTGCCTAAAACTGGAGCGCTGTGCACATCTAAATCTATCGCCCCGGCAGACCATGCGGCAATGTCCATGTGAACGCCGTGCACGCCCGTCCGAATCAGGTAATTCAGGGACGAATTATTCGCCAGATCGCGCCGATCGGATGCGGCGAAGTATTCGCCTCTGTGAATAATCCAGTGCTCCCACGCGATACTACGCTGGGTTAGAACAGTACTTTGCGGCCCATTCACCAAACTCCTGCTTAGCGCCATTCCATAACTCCTTGTGCTTGTTAAGCTAACTCCATGCAGATAAAATCATTCCACCTGTTAAGGATGGAAAATTTGCGGCCTTTCACGAACCGCTTAACGCATTTCAGGTCACCCATAACCCTTGCGCCGGATACAAATTCTATTGTACCACAGTCAAGCGAACTTTCACCAAGGAACACCAAGCACCCAACCGGCGGCGGTACTGTACCGCGTTGGCACAAATTCACGTTTTCAGGGAATATCGGCGCATTCCGTACACCGCCCCCGAACATTGCCGGCGTATGCAGGAACTGATTATAGTACAGTTCTACGCGCTTCGCCCGGGACGTGATTATTGGCAACTCGGCAGTGTGCCCTGAAACCACTGTGCAGCCCAGCTTGATAGCCGGGCCGCGCAGGTTTTCGATCAGGAAGCCGTTAAGCGTCGCTATTTTCCGCGTTGTCTGCGGAATTCCCGCCCTCAATGTCCGCAGATCGGACAGTTTCGCCGGTTGTTCCACGGTCGGGTCCTGCTTCAGGTTGTCCCAGAAGTCGTTCAACGGGTCGTTCTTCAGTAACGTTTTCAACTGGTTTTTCATTTTCTGTACTTCCGCCCAGCATGGTTGCAAAAGAGGTTTCCGGTTCCACAAGGTCAAGCTTCGTAATGTTGCCTTCGTCGTCGAAAAACACGACTTCACAACCGGCGACGCCGTGCTGCGAATAGGTCCGGCCGATGAATCGTGCGTTTCGTGCGGTTGCCTGAATCAATACGGCATGGCACGGCAAGACTGTTTCGGGTCCGGTGAAAAATTGCTGGTCGATAAGGTGAGCGTGTGACTTCTGGTTGCGGATTTTGGCCGCCATGTCTTTCACAAGGCTTTCGAAGCCGTTGGTAAAGTACAGCTTGGCAACGCGGCGGTCGGAATTAATATCGAAATCGTCTGACATTCTATTCTGCTCCATTCAAAAAAGGAAAAGTCACGGGAACCGAAGCCCCCGTGACTATCCATATTACCTTTAGAACGAACGGATTGCAACGCCGGACAGGTCCTTGATGCTGTCCATAACGCTGTCCCAGTTGGTTGAAGTGGCCAACGTGCTGTCGTCCGGGTTCACGCCGCCATTCGCGACGTCGTACTTGAAGCCTTTGCAGCTTACATTGTACGCGAACTCGCCCTGCAACCGGGTAACAAGGTTCTGCTTGCCGGTAACAACTTCGTTGAACAGGGTCGGTGCTTCGCTGTCTTCCAGAACAACGCCGTTGGTGGTAAGGCCAAGCGTGGTGTACTGGGAGCGCTCCGGCGACTCAACTGTGGCAACCAGTGCGGCGCTGTCAGTGATGAGAACCGGACGGTTCAGTGTGACAGGCGTTGCGCTGGCAACGTTGAAGTTCGACAGACCGTCGATGTTGCGGATAATCTGATCTTTCACAAGATCATAATAAGGCTTGGAGTGCATAACCCACAGCACAACCTTGTCCGCAGCGTCGCCGAAGTTCGCCAGACCGTTAACCAGATCGAGCGTGTCAAGCGTGGTAGGCGGTGAAGCCTCGCCGTCGGTCAGCAGTGCGGCCTGACCAACGATCGCGGCCAGTACGGAACGCAGACCGGTGTCAAGCTGCTCAACCTGCATTGCCTTGGCGATTTGCTCGCCCAACAGGAAGGACAGAACTTCAAAATCAGGGTTCATACCCATTTTCTTGAAGCTGTCAAGCGTCTGGTCGATTGGACCAATGCGACGGTTGACCTTCACGCTGATAAGTTCGTCAGCAGGAACGGCGCTGGATGCAACAGCAGGGTTCGCAGGAGAAACGTTAACCAGCCGGCGACTAATCAGGTTCGAAACGTTCTTGAAGAACGATTCCTGATGGAAGTCACCCATGCGGGCCTGCGTCACAAGACGGATTGCATTCAGTGAAGCGGCGTTGAACGCGTCGGTGTTCTGCACCAACGTTTCGACCATGCCACTGTGCACCAAGTCGGGGTAAATAAGGCCTTCGGGCAGTCGACCGACTGCGGCAAAGGATTCGCGTGTACCTTCAGCCATTTTAATAGCTCCTTAAATCAAATAGTTACGTTAGGCTGGCAGTTTCTGATACTCCGCGTCGCCGTGATCGTTGATAAAGTCAACTTTTTGGCGCGGAGTCATACCGCCACGTTTCAAATCGGAAGGTATCCCACCTTTGCCGCCTGCTCCACCACTTGCGCCGCCGCCCGGTGGGGTCCCGCCCCCCGAACTTTGCGCACCAATGAAGGCGCCTGCGAATGTGTCCTGTTCCCGCATTTCCTTAACGAAATCAGACACGGCCAAGAACTTTCCGGTACCATCAACGCGCGGGTTGCCTGCGTCGTCAACTACCTGCACACTAAAGGCGCCGTTATCGTCCTGCACTACCTTGACGTGATTCCGCACATGCGGTTTGAGTAACGTAGTGTTACCCTTTTCACCCGCAATGGCCGTCACGACCGCGGAATCAATCAATTGGTTGTCGTACGCAGTTTTCAGGGAAGTATTGTCAGCCTTCAATTTGGCGACTTCGTCCTGATGCTGCGTGACAAGCTGAGTTTTCAACTTGTCCCACTCCCCGGCTTTTTGGGCGCGCTGCTCTTCGGCTGCCACCTTTTCGTCGCGAAGTGTCTGTAACTCTGCGGGGTCGAAACCCCCAAACTGGTCTTCCAGTTCCCGGGCCCGGCGCGCTGCGGTACGGGCGTTTTCCCGTTCCTTGTGCAGTGCGGACTTCAGACCGTCGACATTTTCGACTTTGTCCTTAGCGACAAAGCCGCCCAGAATTTTTAGTTGATAACCGCCCTCAACTTGAGCATATTCGCCGCGTAAATCTTCGGCTACACCTTCCAAATCAGTTACAAAAGCTTCAATCGTCATTTTATACCGTCCCGGTTCAGTTTTTGGAGTTTACTCCATTATTATACGGAAACGTAAATTACTTTTGCAACCCCTTGCGTAAAAAAGTTTTTGCCCAGTCTGTGAATAGGTTCGCCCACCAGATAGCCGATAGCTTGGTGCCGTCGGTGGCGGTGCAATTTGATTGATTCAGGCGCCAACTTACCCGGCCATCGGGCAGCTTGACGCCTGTAGCTTGAATGTAGATTGTGAAATCTGGATTATTGCGGTGCCGGCGGCCGGTGACGTCGTCCATGGGTCATACGTATATGTCAACTTCGCCGTTCGGGTCGGTCGGTTCTTCGATAGGCTGCTTGTCCCTGACAGCTTGATTGATCGCGCGCACGGCTGTTTCGTCGGTCATGCCGATAATGGTCGGGTAGTCGTCAAACGCTGCAACGTAATCCTGTACTGCAATATTTAGTTCTTTGCTCATTGTACACCCTTGTTTTTAAGTAGTTTTTCCACACCATCGTAAAATTCATGGTGCCCAAGGTTGCGAACTACTTTGCTCCAACCGGGTTCGTCGCCCAGCATGGTAACAGCGTTCGCGAACATTTCTGTAGATTGCCACTGCGGGCCCTCCGAATAATACGCGGTCGAATGCCCTTGGCCAACCTTATTTTTCGTCAAACTTCCATAATAGTCTAGTATCTTACCATTAATCCCCGAATGATAAAACTGTTGTCCTTCCCATACGTTAATAATGTAATAATTCACGTTCTGGGTGTCCATGGCCGTCAATAAGTGTGCCATCTTGTTGCGCATAATGGCGTCGTTCGGCGCGTCCACCGATTGATCCATGTTATTTCGGTGAATAGCGCGCATTTCCGCATAGCTTGTGCCGCGCTTCTTAAACTGCTTGTCCAGATAGTCTGTGCCGCCGTCCATCGTCTTTTTCAAGTGGTCATCAAATATAGCGGCCGCTTAGTCCAATTGTTTAACCCGCGTCGGGCGCGTCTTGCCGGCCTTGGCCAGTACCGAATCCAAGTCGGACTTGAATAGGTCGCGCATGGGCGCTGACCACGAAATCTGACGCTTGGAGTCAAGAAATTTCTTTTCTGGTAGGCGTCTGGCGTACGTATAGTCAAGGTGGTGACCGTATTCATGCCGCCAAGTGCCTTGCGACAGTTTCCGATCGAACGTATGCTGCTTCGACATATTGATTGACGCATGGTCGGCGTCGGAATACGTTTTTGGGTTATAAAACGCGCCCTTGCCCTGCTTCGTAACGCCCGTCAATACCGGCACGTCGTCCAAGGCGTCGCGCACGTAATCAGGCGCATTGTTCCATGATGTACGGTGCCATTCGTTCGCTATAAACAGGTCACCCGCTTTTTGATACGGCCCCCGCGGTGCTTCCTTCGGCGCTGGTTTCGGCTTCGGCTTGGCTGCCGGCTTGGCCGCGGGCTTCGGCTTCGGCTTGGCCACTGGGCGTTTCTTCTTTGCAACCTTCAATAACTGCTCGGTTGTCAACGGGTCACCGCGGAAATTAACCAATTGCTGCAAGGTGATCTTGCCTGCGCGCCACAGTTTCGCCTTTGTCGGGCCAAGGATATCATCTTGAAATGCCGTGCCTTTACTCTTCAGGAAGTCGTCAAACGTGGTGTCGTCCGGTACCTGCCCGTCCATGCTCGCCCGGGTGCTGGCTGACAGTTCGTCGGCCGGTATGCCCAACTCTTCCCAGCTCTTCAGTACGGGTACCAGCGTTGACCGGCAGTTGAAGTGCCGCGGCGGTCCCCCGTTGAATGGTAGGGTTGACGGCGGAACCGGTTTATTGCCGGGTGCGTTTTCCCACACTTGGCCGTCGTACGCAATGCAAATCTGACTTGTTCTGTTGTCAAGTGTGCTGATCTGCTTCATTGCCTTGACAACGTCGGCGTTCGCCTCAAACGATTGTATGCGGGCTTCGTTGGTTACCTTGTTGATTGCGGTCCGCGCAAGCGTATTGGCGTTATTTTTCGCGGTATTCATGATCCCCGGAACTTCAACGCCCTTGATGGTACCGCCGGCAATGCGGGTCGCGGCCTGCGCCGTCGATTCCCCGTTTTCAAGGCTTGTGCGCATTTCGCGCATGAATTTGTTGTGAAGGTCGGTGCCTTGCTGGCGCCACCACGTAATCGGCCGCTGTCCCTCGACTAATACGTTGCCCGCAATCGCGTTCGTCGTATTGGCGTCAAGCTCTTTGCCATTAAACTGGATGTCCTTGGCCATTGACGGGAATTATCCGCGCAATACGCGAAGGTACCGGCCAGCGGTCGCCGCGATGTCGTACAGGAAGGATGCACGGGCAGTCTTGCCTTTCAATGCCTTGGCGCGTTGCTGTGCCGATACGGCCACGGTTCGCAGGTATTGATCCATGGGCAACTCGGCAAGTGCGGTGTCGATTTCGTCTTGTGTCACGGTATATTTTCTTCCAATGCCGTTGCGACTTCCATTGACGTTGCCTTGGCCACGTCTTGAAGCACGTCTTTGGTCAGTCGGTTGATGTCGGAGTAGGCAACGCGGATAAGCTCCCGGCTGCCCTTGTTCAGCTTGTTCATGCGGCGTATTTGTGCGTCCCTGCGTGGCGTCCCTGCCACATCGACATCCAATGTCAAACGCTTGAGGTCCCGCCCAAGTTGGTCCAATCTGTCGTCAATCCGTTTCTGCAAGCCCGCATCCACCCGGGCCAGTGTCACGTCCTGTGCAATGAAATCGTCTTGTGTTTCTTCAGCCGCTGATTTGGCCATTATTTACCCCCACGCCACAAGTCTTTGCGTATCACACTAGCCATTCTAGCACGATCGTACACAATGTCGCATTTACTCATTATTTCCGGTACGCATTGAGCGTCACCAGCAACAAAAGCGTCCATATCCACCACATAGTCGCACAAATCTTCGGCGGCAGTGAAATAGTCACCAACAAGGCCCTCGACCGTGTCCTTTCCGACTGAATAGTTTTGCGACAACCGTTCAAGCATAGATTCAACTGTGCGCTGCTGATTCCGCCGTGCAAAAATCCAGTATGCTGGCGGCATTTTATCCTTTAACCACAGAAAACTGAACCCCTTTATTACAACGTTATTCTCGTTCGATAAGCCTTCGCCGCGCAGCGCGTCTTTAAATCTCTTCGGCCAGTCGTTGCTGACGGTGAAGTTGCCGCCGATCGCCCACGGTGAACCGCCGTTTTCCTTGATGTATCGCTTGGATATAGTGTTGATCGTCTTGTTTTCGTGCGTTGCGTACTTGCTTGAACGGTGCCCTTTGCCGCCGCCAGCGAAACCGTGTGCAGTAAATGCTGCTGTCAACAAACTACTGCCGGTGTTTCCCGGCGTGCAAATAATAACAAGGTTCACTTTTTACCTTTACGCTTGAAAAACTGCACCTGCCGTTCGCGTTTGATCGCGCCGGCCTTGGTATCGAAGCACCCAAGGTTCCGCTTGGCCCTTTTCGATATCAAACAGAACTGGTTACCGCGTTTTACGATCATTCCTGCTCTTCCCGTTCTTCCTGCTCACCGCCGCCCGTTTCGCCCAACGCGTGCCGGTGGCCGTCAGCTTCGGAAGTTTCCTTACCGGTCACTTCCCATTTGTGTTTATGTCCACCTACTATATTCGTCCAACCGTTAGCTTGCAACACATGAATGTGCCCGTCCGCCGGTCCTGTTTCGTCGCCGGGCGCGTTACCCTGTTCAAGTTCAGCTTCGGTTATGCCCGGGCGATCCATTCCGGGCGACTCGAGATCAAGCAAATCAATTTCGGTTTCTGCGTCGAAGTCGTCCGACAGCAGGTTGCGGCGTTTCAGCTCTTCCCAGTATGTGATTTGGCTAATGTCGCCACGTGCGCGCATTTGGCCCAGCTCTTTGATGTCTTCCGAATCGCGCATGGTAATGCTGAAATCTTTGAACAATTCCACGCTGCCGCCGTTGTCCGGGCCCTTGCCCATGAATACGGCGAACCAATCCAGCATGGTTTCCAGACCGCTTTCCAGCTCCCGGGCGAACATCGACAACGGGCTGTCGGCTTCGGACTGGTCAAGCGTGCGCGCTGTGGCCGTTGCCCGGCCTGTCGGCTGCTTGCGTACCAGCATGTTCAAGCCCAGTGACGACATACGCTCAACCAGCGTTTCAAGGTCCTTTTGCCCTGCCTCGATGCCCTTCCCCGACGTTTCAACGTACTTCAGGTCGCTGGAAATCTGCCCTTTGATAAAGGTCGTGGCGCCAATGGACAGTTTAACAACAGCGTCTTCGTCACCCAATCCCGAACCGAACAGTATCGGCACCCGGGCCACGTGTAAAATGTTGCGCTGGTCGCTGTCCGACTGCCAGTGCGTAATGTTCAAGTGGGCAACGTCCATCATTGCCGGTTGCGCAATCATAAAGTTTTCTTTGTTCGAATAGATCGTAATCCACGGAATAAAATCAAGCACTTGGCCATTCGCGACGACTTCGTGGCTTTCGGTCAGTTTCCAATCGCTTTGCCCGTTGCCGACTTCCCGCAGTTCGTACGTGCGATAAAAACCGGGCTCAAGTACACGAATGCGGTGTACCAGCACTTGTTCGAATTCGCCGACGTCGCTGTAGGTTTTCTCCAGAATGCGGACTTGTGTCAGGGAACGGCGCCCGTTACGGACTTCGGATTTCCAGCCGATAACCTGCGTGGCGTCATAGTGAATGGCGTACGGCCGGATGTCTTCTTGCCTCTCTTCCAGCACCGACGTTTCGGGGTCGGCCTGCGGATAGTCAACAAGAATGTGTGTCAGCCCATGGTTCAACGCTGCTTCGCCTACCTGCCGCGTGAACACGTCAATGTCAGTGGCTTGGCCGTCGATGTTGCCGCGGAACAGCTGAATGTCTTCCGGGACGTCGTCTTTCAGGGTAATCGGCTGTTTCAGTGGCTTGGATACAAGCTTTTCGATCGTGTCCTTGTACACGTTGGTCAATACCGACTGATGTAACCGTGCGCGGTACGCGGCTTCCGGTTCGTCGGGCATTTGAGGCAGGAAACGGCGGCCGGCGCCGCGCATGCTATCGGTGCCCCCCCATAATGTGTCGACAACAGACCAATTGTGCGACATAACGTGGTACGCGTGCGTCGGAATTGCGACGGGGTTCTGCTCGCTGCCTGAAACGCTGGATGCCGTCGTGTTGCTGCTCGCCCGGTGACCCGGACCGCCGCTGTGTACATTGTGACTCATAGGTACAACGCCTCGCTGATCGTTTGAACTTTACGCACCGGAAATTCTTTAGAAATGTAGTATCCCAGCCCGTCGGATAAATGGGTCAGTTTCGGGTCGGCTTTCTTATCAATCTCGCCCGAACCGCCTTTAAGCAATCGCACACCTTCGAAATCCTTCACCGACATTGGCGCCTCGACAGGGTCGACCATCATGTGAATGCGGCCGTTGCCTGATTTGAGGCGGGTATTAACGGCGTTCACGCGCGAACGCTCGCTTGGATTCGATCGCGGAACGCGCATGTGTATGCGCTCGCTACCGAAATGGCTATACAAGCCATTCTTGACCAAATCCCAGTCGTTGCCTTCAGTCGCTGATGTTTTCCTTGAACCACCTGTTGCATCACCATATACGAAAATTCGCCCTGCGTGGTTCCCCCAATCGGCGATGAATTTATTAACAACAGCGGGCGTATTGCTATTGTTCGGTATGTGTACTTCCCCGATTATACCCGTCCCGTGTTCTTCTGGCGCCTGTGCGCCGGTAAATAGTTCGGCGCCACCAATGGCAACGGGTGCTTCGGCCGACTGCCGCCGCGGAAAGTTCATCTCCTGCGCGATTGTCGCCGTGCCCGGATTTACGTTGAAATCGAAACATAAAATCAGGTCACCATTGACATTATACCTATCCCGCAGATTTTCACAATGCAAATCTTCAGTGAATGGATAATATGCCCGGCCTTCGAAGTTCAAAAAGTCGGCTTCGTACTCCTGCGCGAATGTCAGCGGGTCAAGGTCAAGGCGGGCTGCCTCAACGACCGCGGCCGGCAGCACATCGGCCGACTTCCACCGAAACCGGTCCCAGTCTGCCCGGGTCGCGGCGTTCCGGTACAGGCCGTAATAGTGGTTGCGGCCTTCCGGTACACCAGTGAATATGCAGAACCCGCCCCTGTCTTCCAGCGCCGGACGGACGTTTTCCGGCCAAGCGTGCGCCTTCATGTTGGCGTACTCATCCAGCACCCCGCCGTCCCAAGGTGTGCCCTCGATCCGTTCGGGCTTGTCCATGCCCACGACCCACAACGTCGCGCCGTTAATTAGTTGTATGTTCAGTTCAGACTCTGATTTGTCCACCATAATGTCCGGATGGGTCATTGCTTTCAGGTCTTTCCAGAATATGCGCTTTGCTTGGTCGCGGGTCGGCGCACCAAAGAAATAATTCGGCGATAAGGCGGTGGCAAGTAGCGATTTCTTGAATACCTTGCGCTTGGCAATCTCGGTTTTGCCCGATCGGCGCCCGGCAGGTACAACCTGAAATCGCGCCTGCGATTCCCAGAATCGTTGCTGCTCGGCCACGCGCCGTAGCGGTGTCCACCGTTCAGTGAGTAGTGACGCCCGTTGTAACATCTTCCATTTCCTGCAATAGTGTTCTGATTTGGCTGGCTTTCTCTTCTACGCTGGCGCCGGTCACGTCGTCGCCTACAACCTTCAGGATGTCGGCAAGCTTATCGTTGGCGCGCATGCGGTCGTACAGCTCAAGCACTGGGTCGCCTTGCGGTGTGAACTTCACGGACTTGATGCACTGCCGCTGCTCAACGGTCAAGTCGCCGATTTCGTGTACCTGCGTCATGTTGCTGCCGGCCACGTAATAGTCGGCAAGGTCAGCGTTGGCAATATT